CAAGCTTACAAAGGTAATTGTTCTAGGTACAGCCGGGCTATTGGCCTTTAGGGTAGCTATGGCTGCTGCAGAGTTTGCAATATTTTCAACTATAAGCAAGCTTGCAAAGCTCTATGTATTTCTTGTACAGCACAATGTAATAAGCTATGCTGCCGCTATTGCCACTAAGGCTTGGGCTGCGGCCCAATGGTTGCTCAATGCCGCAATGTCAGCCAATCCTGTTGCGCTTTTGGTAATAGCGATATCAGGTCTTGTGGCTGCCCTTGTCATACTCTATAAGAAAAGCGAGACGGTGCGCAATGCAATGAACGCGCTGTGGGGGGTTATTGCCGCTGGCGCCACATCAGTGTTCCAGGCCGTCACAAACGCCCTTAACTGGGTGATAGACAAGGTCAACTGGTTCATCGACAAGCTAAACAAGATAAAACTCCCTAGCTGGCTACCAATGATCGGGGGCAAGGGCGTAAACATCCAGATGATCGAGCAGATCAAGGCTCCGGCAGCAGCTCCTGCACCTGTGCCAGGACACGCCGAGGGTGGCGTGTTCTCAACTCCGCATGTGGCCATGGTGGCAGAAAAGGGTCCGGAAGCCATATTGCCGTTGGACCGATTGTTGGGTGTCATCAGGGAAAGCAGAACTGGGACTACAGCCCCGTCAGTCAACATTACCTATTCGCCTGCATCGCCTGTGATAAATATTTACGAGCAAGGTGGGGTTAGCCCGGAGCAAATTAGGAGCGAAGTGCTTAGAGCCGAAAGAAAAGCCCAGGAAGAGTTCGAGGCCAGGCTCAAGGCCTTCCTGGCACAGCAAGGGAGATTGAGCTATGCGTAAATATATAACGGTGCAGGGAGATACATGGGATTACATCGCTTATAAGGTTTATGGTGAGCAATCGGGTGCGGAATTTTATATGCACGCGCTGTTGGATGCTAATCCAGCTTATATACATTATGTCATATTCCCTGCAGATATAGTGTTGGTTGTTCCGGATGTTCGGGTGGAACTGCCTAAAACACTTCCGCCATGGAAGCGAGGCGCGTAGCGTGGGTAAGTTAAGGCGTGCGACTTTATCGCTGACATATAACAATGTGAATATAACTGCCGATCTTCAGGATTATCTTATAAGTTTTTCATACCAAGACAACTCGGATCAAAAGGCAGACGATTTACAGGTTGTATTGGACGACAAGAAAGGATTATGGCGTACAAGTTGGTATCCACAGAAAGGCGCCAGACTGACGGCATCATTGATTGTCTATGACTGGGACAGCCCGAATACCACACGCATTTTGCCGTTAGGTTCCTTTGAAATAGATGAAATAGCCTATGATGGACCGCCGGACATCATGACGTTGAAAGGCGTGTCCGTACCGGTGAGGTCTTCGCTCGTAGACGAGACAAAGACGAGAGCATGGGAAGATACCACGCTGTCTGCCATTGCCGGCGACATAGCGGCTGATGCACAGCTTGAGCTTATGTTCGACAGCGATTATGACCCTGAATACGACAGAATAGAGCAGTCGGAAGAGGCTGATTTACCATTTCTTCAGGATTTGTGTGATAAGGCTGCACTAAGGCTAAAGGTATCAAGCGATAAAATCATAATTTTGGATGACGAGAAATACGATGCAGCCCCTAGCATAGCTACGATAACAAAAGGCACATCCGACATCATCTCCTATTCCTTTTCGTCTTCTATGCGAAAGATATATTCTGCCGCGAGGGTCGAATATCAATCAACTGCGTTGGAAGAACCGATAACATATACCTTTGCTCCGCCAAACACTCCGCCGACCAAGAAGACCCTCGTCATAAATGAAAGGGTAAGCAGTATAGCCGAAGCGGAAAAGCTGTGCAAAAGAAAGCTGCGCAAGGCCAATGCATCTGAAAACACTGCAAACATGACTCTATTTGGCAATCCCATGCTTGTCGCCGGGATTAACGTTTCTCTGGCGGGGTTTGGCAAGTTCGACGGCAAATATGCAGTTGAGAGCGCAACGCATTCAGGGCCTGCCTATGAAACAAAGCTGGAGCTGCGCAGGACGCTGGAGGGATATTGATGGACAACATAAAAGGCGTTTTGCGTGTGGGTAAGATATCTGCTGTATACCCCGAAAAGGCAACAGCACGAGTGGTCTTTGAAGCACACAATTTAGTTTCCTACGAGCTTTCGGTGCTTCAAACGCAAACACTAAAAAATAGAGCTTATTGGATGCCAGACGTTGGCGAATATGTTTTGTGTGCCTTTTTGCCAACGGGCAACGCAAGCGGGTTTGTTTTAGGATCTTTATATTCGGCAAACAACGAACCGGATCTTAAAACCAACGACAAGCGAGCCATGCTTTTCGACGATGGGACATATATCGAATATGACAGAGCACAGCACTTGTTAACAGTTGATGTGCCGTCAGGAGTCGTGAACATAAATGTGAATGGTCCTGTCAATATAGCTGCAACCGGGAATGTCAACGTCACCGGAGACGTGATTGCCGACGGGATAAGCCTCAAAAATCACGTACATCCCGAGAATGACAGCGGCGGCCCGACAGATCCTCCGCAATAGGAGGTGGTTATATATGATTGGAGCAATAGGCGATGAAAAGCTGAATAACATAATTGTTTTTTCTGTATCAAGCGACAAGGTCCTTACGTTTGATAATTTCGAGCAAACTTCCTCAATCAGAACAGGGAAACACGAGATCCATCTGCAGAAGCCTAAGACCGAGTTCTTGGGGCCGGATTTGGATACGATAACATTTACGATGCGTTTTGATGTGGCTTTGGGCATTAACCCCATGGCCGAGATAGAAAAACTAAGGCTGGTCCAGCGTTCAGGCAGTCCTGTGTCGCTGGTGATCGGCGGGAAAAGCTATGGAGAAAATCTTTGGGCAATAAAGAATTTCAGGAGGGAACATAAACAGATAGATAACAGGGGGAATGTACTGGTGGCAGAAGTGAATATTGAGCTAGAGGAGTATGTGTGACATGTATGAAATAAGTTTGATAAGCGATGTAAGCAAGATAAACTTCTCACCTGACACGATTGAAGAAGAAGTTTTGCAGAACGTTAAGACGATCCTCACTACCGTGAAATATTCCGTCCCGCTCGATAGGGAATTTGGCATATCTGCCACTATGCTGGATGATCCCATGCCTGTCGCACAGGCTAAATTAAGCGCCGAGATCGTGGGGGCAATACGCAGGTGGGAGCCTCGCGCAAGAGTGGTTGAGGTGAAATATGAAGGCGACGGTATGGACGGCATATTAAGGCCGAAAGTGAGGTTGGAGATAAATGCAACTTAGCTCACTGCCTGATATTACATTTGCAGAAAAGGATCCAAAACTTATAGAAAGCGAAATTATTTCGACTTATGAAAGCCTTGCCGGCAGGACGCTGGCGCCCGGTGACCCTGTAAGGCTTTTTTTGCTTGGCATTGCATCGATTATCGTGCAACAAAGATCAATGATCGATTTCGCAGCGAAACAAAATTTATTAGCTTTCTCAAGCAATGGCTACTTAGACCATTTGGGGGCGCTATTGGGTGTTTCAAGGCTTCCACCCTATCCTGCCATGACGACCTTGAGATTTATACTGTCAGCGCCACAACAAGGAGAAGTGATTATCCCGGCGGGGACTAGAGTAACGCCAGACGGCAAACTCTTCTTTGCGACAATCGCCGCTATAACTGTACCGACAGGCAGCACTCAAGCGGATGTAATAGCTAAATGCCTCCAAGATGGCGAGATAGGCAACGGCTATTTGCCGGGGCAAATTAACAGGTTGGTTGATCCTCTCCCATGGGTTCAGAGAGCAGTTAATATAACTGAATCATCGGGAGGATCTGACGCAGAGACAGACGATAATTTCCGTGAGCGCATTAGAATAGCGCCGGAGAGCTTTTCGGTTGCGGGACCGTCAGGCGCATACAGCTTTTGGGCCAGGTCTGCCCATCAGGATATCGTCGACGTTACGGTTGTTTCGCCAAATCCGGGGGAGGTCGAAATCTATGTACTGCTTAAAGACGGTGGCATTCCATCGCAGGAGATATTGGATGTTGTGCTTGAGACCGTATCGGACGAAAAAGTGAGGCCTTTAACCGATCATGTATCTGCCCTTGCCCCAACTGTAGTGGAATATGATGTTGACGTTATATGGTGGCTTGCAAGCGATAAAACAGTTGAAGCGTCACAAATATCCGCAGACGTCAGTAAGGCTGTAAATAATTGGATATCGTGGCAAAAATCAGCACTTGGACGAGATATCAACCCATCTGTTCTGATATCAGGAATAATAGCATCCGGGGCCAAAAGGGTCGATGTTGTGTCTCCATCGTTTACTGTGCTTACGCCAGGCGAGGTAGCAATAGCTGGATCTGTTTCCGTCACTTTTGGGGGTATAGAAGATGCATGACCTTTATTCCGTACTCCTTGAAGACATACTGCCTGACTCCATTTTAGGCGATGAGAAAGTAGCATTTGCAGCAAAAGCTCTAAATGGCGAGCTGCAAGCTGTTTCTTCCTCTATTTTTGAAGCTTTGATCTTATCGCGGATAGATGAACTGTCGGAGGAGGCAATAGATCTGCTGGCATGGCAGTTCCATGTCGATTTTTACGACCCTGCGTTAAGTTTAGAGTCTAAAAGAAACTTGGTAAGATCTTCAATTCTTGTACATCGCAGGAAAGGAACACCTTGGGCGGTCAAGCAAGTTTGTAATGATGCGTTTGGCTACGCAGAAATAACCGAATGGTTTGATTACGGTGGAGAGCCATACCATTTTTCAATACTTACAGAAGGGCGCTTAATTGATGATGCTGCATGGAAACGTTTTTTTAAAGCCCTCGACAGTGCAAAGAACGTTCGCAGCTGGCTTGACGAGATAACAATATCAAGGCCGCTGCGGCTAACTCTCCATTACGGGATGCCTGAACTGGCAAAAGGGATGGTATCACTTACAATGCGCTTACCTGTTGCCGACAACATAAAACTGTATTACGGGACTGGGACAGGAAAGTTAGGAACCGTGATATTAACGACATTGCGTTGAAAGGGGGTGTTTTAGTGGCAAACTTTAAGGCAATGACATTGACCAAGGCTGGCAGGAATATACTTGCAGCAGGGCAAACTGGTGTGCCTATCATTTTCACGCGCGTCAAAGCAGGAGATGGGATTTTAGATCCTGAAGCTTCAATCGCAGACATGACCGATATTGTCAACTGGATAACTGACTTACCCATAAACAGCAGTACTATCACGGGAGACGGGATGGCGGAAATAGAGTGCATACTCAGTAACCAAAATCTGGAGACAGGCTATTGGTTTAGGGAAATAGGGCTTTTCGCGCTTAACACGGATGGCAATGAAGTCTTATATGCCTACAGCAATGCCGGGGATGAACCCGATTACATACCTGCAGGCGGCGGGCCTCATGCAGTAAACATTATTTTTACGCTTATCACTGTCGTGGATCAGGCTGAAAACGTAACTGCTATTATTGGCGATAACCTTGGGTTCGTGACATTCCCGCGCCTTGCGGAAGAACTGGATAAACTTTTTGCTCCTTACCTTCCAGCCAATGGCTTCTGGACATTTTCGGCAGAAGAAAAAAAACTGCGCCCCGCAACAGTGGCAGAATCTCTAAAGACGCTGTTCCGCAGCGCGCAAGGTACCGATCCGTTGTTTATTACATGGAATCCTGAATCTAAAACCATCGGATTTTTGCCGATGCATCGCGTGATGATCAAGTCAGAGCGTCTGTACGGAGGCAATCCAGCATTATCGCTTGACCAGTACGACGGCAGGCTGTATGGAGGTACCCCGTTGCTCCCGATTGACCAATACGACGGCAGAATATACGGAGGAGATCCGCAAACGTTATAAGGAGGGATTAAGATGGCAGATGAAACCAGAATTATCACGGTCAAGAGAGGCGTGACCGATGAATGGAATGCAGAAATACAGCCTCTTGATAAAGGTGAATTGGGTTATGACATAACGTCCAATAAATACAAAGGCGGCGACGGATCTACCGCTTTTGCCAATTTGCCGGCATTTGTGACCGAAAAGGACATTAACATAGAGGGAAGCATTATATATTCGGGACCACGGCGAACACCCACGCTGACCGAGCCTGTCGGTGTGGTATTAGTTCAAGGCGGAGGAGGGGCAGGCGTATGGGACAGAGTAAATCTGGCAGGGGATCCGATAGCCATACCGTCGGGATATTTTTCTTCAAGGCCAGAGTACCAGATTAACGTAACCGCTATAGACGGCCAGGCCATGGTTAATATCGACAAATTCCATTATGCCAGGCTGACTCTTGCGTCAGGGCCTTATGCCGGTAAGCAGGCATGGTTTATCAATAAAACTGCATTTAGCGGTTCTGAAGTGCATCCTGCATTTTTGAATAACGTAGGTGCCGAGATTGATAACTTCTGGGTGGGGGCATATGAAGCAGTTGCAGACGGTACGTCAAAAGCTGCCAGCTGGAACAATAAACCCCCTTTAGTGAGCATAGACTTTCCCACGATGGTATCCAGATGCTCTGCAAGAAACACGGGAGGGGTTACAGGGTTCAGGCTGATTGACATATATCAAATAGCGGCAATCCAATACCTTGCCCTCGTGGAGATGGGGGCGCCCGATTCTCAGACCATATTAGGACGTGGGAATTGCGATTGCCCTGGCAACTATGGTTCTGCCATGAACACAGGATATACCAATGCCATATGGCGTGCCATACACGAGTTATGGGGTAACGTATGGTGTATGGTGCAGGGCATCGAGAATAGAAATGGTGTTCTTTGGGTGTGGAATAAAAATGGCACGCAGTCATGGGTCAATACAGGCCTGACTTTGCCCGACGCTGGATGGATAACGGACATGGCCTCTGTTGCCGGATCAGGTTTTGATCTGAATGCGTTATTTATCCCCTCTGCCACAACGCCATATATGGGCGAGGGGTCTTGGAGTGACTATTTTAATATAGTCAAAGATGGCACTACTAAAGTTTGCTATCATGGCGGCAGCTGGCTTCACGGCTCGGGCTGCGGGTTGTTCGGGTTGGATTTGTACAATTCTTCCTCGCACTCGTTCACGGGTCTCGGCGGGCGCCTCGCAAAGGTGTAAACTGAGGTACTGATATGCTGAATTCTGGAGCCGACGCGGTAGCGGAGGCAAGCTCAAAATACGGGCCATTGATCATTCAAGATAAGCTCAGGCAGCTTGCGGCTTATGAACGCGCTGCGCTTTTACAGTTCCCCCGTACGGAAAGGCACTCTATTTGTCAGGATATTCGCATGACAACGAGAAACATCCAGCGCCTGATAAGTCGCTGTAAAAAGAGGTACTACAAGAAGACCACACTTGAGGACATTGATGTAGAACTTGACCTACTTCGTGAACTTATAGCGGAAAGTTACGAGTCGAGATATATCAATGTTCACAAATACGAGGTTTGGTTAAGGAAAATCAATGAAATAGGAAAGATGGTTGGAGGTTTGATAAAGGCTTTAAGAGCTTCTCGATAGCCTTAAGATTTGGGCATCGTTTCTATGGCGGCAGCTGGAATAACGGCTCGAACTACGGGTTGTTCAGGTTGAATTTGAACAATTCTTCCTCGAACTCGAACACGAATATCGGCGGGCGCCTCGCAAAGGGGAAATTGCGGCCAGAAGCGAAATTGCTCAAGGGCATTTCGTCAGTGCCTTTTCCTTTGGGAAACGGTGTCCACGCCAGTAAAATTGGCGAAATATCAAAAGAAGTAAGGCCGCAAGTAGGTATTCTGAAAGCGGCCTTACGGTTTTAAATGGAGGATTACATGCCTAAAAGTTATGGTAATTTATGGTCACAGATTGTTTCTTTTGAAAATCTTCTAAGAGGATACAACGAAGCGAGGAAAGGCAAGCGATATCAGTTTGAAGTTCTGCGTTTCTCAGATTGTCTTGAAGAGAACATCTTTAGAATACAAGACGATCTGATCGCTGGAAGATGGAGACCTTCGCCGTTTAGGGAGTTTATCAAAGTAGATACGCTTAAAAGAAGGTTAATTCAGGCACCTGCATTTTGCGACAGAGTAGTGCATCACGCACTCGTTGGCATAACTCAGCCATTTATGGAGCGGAAGTGGATTTACGATTCTTATGCTTGCCGACGCGGAAAAGGAGTTCATAGATGTGTGTCCAGAACAAAAGATTTTCTATATAGGGCATGGCGCATGTGGGGGCGAGTATATGTTTTGCAAGTAGATATATCCAAATACTTTCAATCTATACATCACCAAACATTACTTGATATCTTAAAACGCACCTTTCGCGAAAAGGAAGTGCTATCTTTGTATAAAACAATCATAGAGACTAACAACGCAACGGGACGAGGAATACCGATAGGAGCGCTGACAAGCCAAACATTGGCCAATCATTATCTTTCTGAAGCAGATCATTTTGTAAAAGAAAAGTTGATGGTCAAGTTTTACGTCAGATATATGGATGACATGATCCTTTTAGGCCCCTCCAAGCATTATTTAAAAGACATCCTAGTGGAGCTTAAGCGGTTTGTTGAAACAAAGTTGAAGCTTGATCTTAATCCTAAGACACGCATATATCCTGCGTCTCAGGGTGTTGATTTTGCGGGATATAGAACATGGAGAACACATATACTGCCACGCAAACGAAATGTGAAAGCTGCTAAAAGGCGATTTAAAAGCATCAGCAGAAGATATGCCAAAGGTGAAGTTGGCCTTGAGTACGCTAAGAGTCGTGTATTTAGTTTTATAGGTTACATGCAGCACTGTAATGGATATTGCAGTACTGTTTCTGCTTTAAAATATCTTATTTTAAGGAGGAATTAATATGAGAACAATAAGTTTCCCGGCACAAAATAACATGGAAGCCTGTAATATCGAGTTACCTTATAGCGAATCCGCAGATTATACGATATTTTGGACTCCATATGGCTACAAAGCTGTTGAAGGTGTAGGCAATGTCTTAACTGGTATTTCAGGAGAAAAGAAAGTTCTTGAAATACATTTGTCAGGTAAATCTGAGTATACAATTATAAGCTCTACAGTTGAAGACGTGCTTGTTACCGATGCATCTGATGAAGAGGTTTTAGAGGTAGCTAAAAAAAAGAAAAAGGCAGAAATTGCAGCTAAGCGATATGAGTTAGAAAATGCAGGACTACAGCTTGATGGCAAGATAGTAGCGACAGATGACAGAAGCAAAGCAATGATTATGAGTACGGCATTAAGTTCATTGGCGAAAATTATGGGGACATCTTTGCCACTTGAAATACAGCAACTCGTTTCTGAATTGCCAGACACAATTCACTGGAAGTACATTAATGGGTTTGATGACATAACAGCTGAAGAAGTACTATCAATGAGTCTTGCCGTACACAATTACGTTGAATCGCTGTTTGCCCGTGAACGCATGTTGGATAGTTATATTGATAGTATCACTGTTGAAAGCGCAGGTTCACTCGAAGCAGCGATCGAGCAAATCAAAGCTGTTGATTGGGATACTGAGATCTAAGAATATTTTCTTTAAAAGGGCGGCCTAATGTGCCGTCCTTTTTTATTTTTAAGACGGGATGGTGATATCTTGAGCAGATTTAATGAATGCTTTCAAAAAGTTCTTAACATAGAGGGAGGTTATTCGGATCATCCTGACGACAAAGGTGGTAAGACAAATTATGGCATAACAGAGGGGGCGCTAAGTGCAGCATATCGGGCGGGACTCGTAGGGCATAATGATATTAAAAAGCTTACAGTAGATGAAGCAAAAACCATCTATAAAGTCAATTATTGGGACAAAAGTAAATGTGATGAACTGCCAGTGCCGTTGGATTATCTTGTTTTTGACGCTTCTGTTAACCATGGCGTAGGTGGAGCAGGCAAACTGCTGCAAAAAAGCATCAATCGCTGTATGAAAGCAGATAAAGTTATTGTTGACGGAGCAATAGGGCCGTTAACACTCAGCGCACTGGGTGAATATATAGGCAAATATAAGTCAACATGTTTATTCCCTGTTGAGCTGATTTGTCATGTCTTTCTTCTTGAAAGAGTTGAGCTATACAATTCTATTATTAGGAAAGACCCTACGCAGAAAAGTTTTATTCACGGTTGGCTTAACCGCATTAGAAAAAATTATGAGATTATTGGTGACCAAAATGGCTAACGGATACTTCATGTCTGAAAATTACAAAATTGAAGATGTATTACGTGACATATACAAGGAACTCAAAGATATAAATAATCGTCTTAGCATAATTGAAACTCAGATGGAGGATGCGAATAAAAGGGTAAATGCACATGACGACCAAATACGACACGTTAATGAAGAGGTTGTCACATTGTGGAAAGAGGTTGGGATATTGCAGGGAAGCTGGAAAACATATCTCGCAATAGGCGGGATTGCAGGCACCTTAGGGGCTGTAGTGGGGGCGCTTATGAAATGAACGATAAAATCAGGCAGCTGCCGTTACGTAAACTGTTGGCGCTATGGGCCATGCTGCTTTTAACTGTCGTTGTGCTCTTCTGTGTTTTTTCAAGCTCCGAGCTTTCAACACCTGTGAAGGATTTATTGACCTATACGCTGTCAATTACAATTGGTGCCTATTTCGCCTCAAGCTCGTATGAGGCGGTAAGAAAGAAAAGACCGGAATGCTCTAAGGAGGCCGACGGCAATGTGGGAGAAAATTAAGAAAGCACTCTCGTGGATCGGCGGTATTGTTGTTTTAATTGCAGGTTATTTCTTCATTTCAGGCAAACAGCAAAAAGGCTCAGACGTCGATAAAACAAAAGCGGAACTGCAGGAAATTCAAAAGAAGGTAGACGAAGAAAAGAAAAAATTGGAAGAAGCTTTGCGAACAATTGAAGAAGTCCAAAAACAGACTGACGAGGAGGTGGAGCATGCGAAAGATGTTGAGGTCCCTACTGATCCTAGTGCTGTTGCCGATGCTTTCAACGACATTCTTGACCGCATCCGTGGAAGCGAAGGTGGAGGCACAGAACGGCAAAATTGTGATGGATGTGCAGGACGCCATTGACCTGTACAGGTATATCGCACAACTTGAGGCAGAAAATAAAGCACTTAAGGAAGGATTGGAACAAGAGCGAGAGGCCACACAAAAATATATAGATGCTACAAACAATACTATACAGAATTATGAAAATGAAAGGCTTGCATGGCAAAAGCTGGAGCAGGAGATGAATGCCGAACTGAAAAGCGAGGTCGCAAAAAAATACAAGACTGCTGCTATTGCGCTCATAATAGGGACAGCAATTGGTGCAGCCGTTAATTAACTGATTGGAGGTAGGA